TTACTACCATATCTAACGATAAGGTTGGTGAAGGTTATATCCGATATATTGTTAAGACGTTGTATCGATGGATTGTGTTTAGAGACCATTTTAGGACTAAACACCAAGGTGATGATAATTTGATTTGTTGTAGTGATGCGATAGTGAAGGAAGGATTTACACCGCAATTATTGCAACAGAAAATGTTTGAACTTTTGCACCAAAGATACACGCCGGCCGCTAAAGACGAGACTTTCGGGGACAGTTTTAAAGAATTTAAAGACTTAATGTTTTTGGGTTCTTATCCGCGTTTGAAGAAAGGCAAGTTTACTGGCGCGCTGCGTAAGGAAACTATTTGGGAGATGGTACAATGGACTAGAGATGAAGATCTTACTATAGATCAGACTATCCAAAGTGCTATTGAACAAGCTTCACAGTGGGAACCAGATTTCTATGATAACTTCATTGATGAAATTAGAGTGTGCTGTGAAAATAATGGACGAAAAATGATACCAGTTTTACCGTATTCGACCTGTTCAAATCTTGTAGCGAATAGAACTACTAGTAATAGTGGATCTACTTTTTACAATATGACTGGGGAGATATTTGTTGCTGAAATGGAAAGAGCTTATGAGTTTACTCCGGCTTCGACTACAGTTCAGGGACTTACTACGATTAAAACTTCTACTTTGAATGATTCTTCTGAAGCGATTGCGTCCAATATGGACAATAGAGCTGATTTGGGATTGAATGAACAAATTATGGATTTAGAGTATGGACAAAATAGTATTATCAAAAGGACTGCTTTTTCATGGTCTTCTGCCGCTGCTGCTGGTGCGAATCAGCTAGCGATTGAAATTCCATTTGGATTGCTATCTTTAGGTAATACTAATAATATTCAGAATATGGCTTGGGAGCGTTTTATCTATGCTACTACTGAGGTAGACATGATAATACAAGTTAATGGAACTCCCACTCAACAAGGTGTTTTAATTGCTTATTTTAGGCTGTTAGTTACCTATTCAGTTGGTATTGAGAATAAGCCGTCATTTAATCATTGTTTTTTGATGCCCAATATTAATACTACTGCTACGTTGACTATACCATTTCGTTTTTGGAGACATGCTTTGAATACTTATGCTGGAGCTTTAGGAGAAGAAACTTTAGGTAGTTTTCGAATTGATGTTATGACTCCTTTGATTACTGATGCGGCTACTTCTTGTGAAGTTACTGTGTATTCAAGATTTAAGAGTAAATTTCGAATTGCTCGTCCCATCTTGCCTGCTGGAACTTCAGTTGTATTTGGTCCTGTTGGTGATTCTAAGGAAGTTTTTATTGCTGAAGGTGCTACTTATTCTACTTCGAATGTTT